ACAACAATATTATGCTCAGCGTGAAGAACTGGCTCGTGCCTATAATCTCAAGGTTCAAGAACTTGAACTCAAACGCATTGAAACTGTGTTAATGAGTCAGACTGGTGCTTTAGCCATTGAGATGAATGAAAAAGACAAAGCACTACTACAACAGATTGGTCAACAAGAACGTCAGAAAGCCATTGTGCAAGAACGCATCAACTTTGAAAAGAAAAGTGAAGTAGAAAAAGTTTCATTTGTTCTTCAACAAGGTGCAAATATATTCAGCGCCCTGGGAGCCCAGAACAAGAAAGCATTTGAAGCAGCCAAGGCATTCAATATGGCCAATGCTATTATGAATACCTATATGGCTGCTACCAAGGCACTGGCCACATATCCACCACCATTCTCATTCATAGCAGCCGCGGCTGCTGTGGCAATGGGTCTAGCACAGGTGGCACAGATCCGCAGTCAAAGTTACAGTGGTCGTGCTCTAGGTGGACCAGTTATGGGTGGCAAGCCATACATAGTTGGTGAAAGCGGTCCTGAATTATTTACACCATCAACTACTGGCAGCATAACTAGAAATAGTGATCTTGGCAGTGCGCCAGTCACAGTTAATTTCAATATTCAGGCAGTTGATACAATTGGATTTGATCAATTGTTGGCATCAAGAAAAGGTCAAATAACACAGATCATATCAGACGCAATGTTAGAAAAAGGTAGAAGGAGTATGGTATAATGGCTGATCTAGCAACACAATATCCCGCAAGTCCCAGTTTTGAATCTATAAATTTTACTACAAATACTCCAACGCAGATTACCAACACAATGACTGGTAAACTAAGACGCATTGGATTAGGTATAACTTTTTACAGTTGGGAAGTAAAATATCCCAGCCTGTCAAGGCTAGAGGCTGGCACCGTTAAAGGTTATCTAGCACAGGCTCTAGGGCCACAGTTTAGTTTTGAAATTGTATTGCCTAGACTGAGTTATTCAGCATTGGCAGTGCAGACAAGCTCAGTGCCAAGACTGTCAGCCACAGCAGCCATAGGGTCAACGTCAGTGTCACTGACCAACTGTGGTGCCAATGCCAATGTATTAGCCGCAGGTGATTTCTTTAAATTTGCCAGTCATTCTAAAGTCTATATGTGTGCGGCACCTTGCACAGCCAATGGTTCAGGTGTGGCCACACTGTTTTTCTCAGGACCATTAGTTGTGGCAGTGGCCAGCAATGTCAACGTGACTATAACTGCTGTGCCATTTACCGCAGTGGTAGCAGGAGAAACACAAGAATTTGAAGCAGGCTATGGTGGCATTACCACTTTGTCAGTGACTATGAGGGAAGTTTGGTAAATGAAATCATTTTATACCACTGCCAATAGAGATGAATACTACAGAGATCATACCATTGCGGTTGACTGTGTTGAACTGCATTTGAAAACAGCCGCTGGTGTTAGTGCGCCACTCTATCTAAGCAATTCAGGATTTGACATTCAATTTGACAGTGATACTGCTCCTGATGCTGGCGTTAACACCTATACTGCACAGGGCAATTTTATTGCCTTCTCTGGTATGAGTGAAGAACTAGATGTCAAAGTAGGCAAATTCACAGTGACACTTAGTGGTATCAGCAATGGCTATGTAAACACCTTGATTGGTCAAACACAAATTGAAGGCGCTAGAATCTGTATCTACAAGGCATTTCTTAATTTCGGTGCTGCAGGAACTAGTCCATTGGCCCTTGCGGCTGCACCTATACTGCTATATGATGGCAGCATTTATAATTTCTCTGTGCAAGAAACTGCTCGTAGTTGTGAAATCTCCATAGACTGTTCTAGTCTATTTGCAGACTTTGAACGTAACAATGGACGCAAGACCAACAACTGGAGCAATTGGTTGTTTCAAGGTCAATCATTGGACAAGTGTTTTGAAAAGTCAGGTTGGGTAGGACAAACAGAATTTAAATGGGGACGCCTGTAAAATGATCATTAGACCAATGAGACCAGATGAAATTGACAGTGTTCTCACGCTATTTGAATACTACAGAGTTGCTGCCAATATCACTGAAGAGCGATATGACCAAGATCGTGTGTTAAACACCGTGCGTGAATTTGCAGTAAGAACAAATTTATTTTTTAGAATAGCCTTAATCAATTCACGCCCAGTAGGCCTAATAGGTGGGTTCCTTTCACCTGACCCTGTAGAAGATGAACTCAGTGCTACCATACAATTTCTATTTCTAGTTGATGAACATCACAGTGTCAACAACTATGAACTATTGATAGAAGAATTTACAGCATGGGGTAAGAAATGTGGAGCCAAGATGATTAGAGCAATTGACATTGGCGAAAAAACTCACAGGCTAAATGACATCTACGATCTATTAGGATTTAATCCTGTAAGAATTGCAATTATGAACAAGGAAATCACATAAAATGGGATTCTTCAGTAGTTTAGTTGGTGGCGTAATTGGCTTCTTTATTGGTGGTCCAGTAGGTGCCGTCATTGGTGCAGGACTAGGTGCTACCAAAGTTGGTGAAAAGGTAGTCAATGCTGTCGTTGATTTTGTCACACAACCTTTCCTAGGCAGTCTTGGCACACTAGATGCTCCTGGCGAAAGCCAGCGTCAACAGGGTGTTATGATACAGACACAGGGCAGTGTCAAAGGCATACCTGTAGTCTATGGCTATAGAAAAATAGCTGGCACTGTGGTCTTTGCTGAAACTGGCAGCACCAATAACAAATATCTCTATGTGGCCTATGTGTTCTGTGAAGGTGTGGTAGAAGGACTACGTGAAGTCTATATAGATGATTGGCAGTTGCCAGCAAATCAAGTTGGAGATCTCAATGCCAACAAATTAGTCACTGTGGCTAGTGATCGCTACAAAGATCGTGTGCAGTTGCAGTTTAGTCAAGGTGTCTATCTTACTGATCTCAGTCAAAATACTGTAGGCACCACTATCAAATCAGGCATATTTGCTGATGCGCCTAGTTTTAAAAACACAATGAACTTTAATGGTCTTTGTTGTGTTATGGCCAGATACGAATGGAAAGACATTAAGACTCAGGAAGATGCAGATGCCAATCCTTTTAATGGAAACATACCTGATTTGCAAATAGGCATATTGGGCAAGCGTGTGGCCAGTCTATTGATTGACAACACAGAAACTTCAGAATATGATTCTAATGAAGTGCGTTACAGCACCAATCCTGCTGAATGTCTATTAGATTATCTACGCAATCCTAGATATGGTAAAGGATTAAAAAATTCAGATATTGATTGGACCACTTGGAAAATAGCCGCTAGAAAATGCAATCAAACTGTGACCTATGTGGCTTCAGGCATACAAGGTCCTATACTCACACTGAATTATGTATTAGACACTGAACAGACCATAATGAGCAACGTGAAAACACTGTTGCAAAATTTCCGTGCCTATATGCCCTATGTGCAGGGCAAATACAAGTTACGCATTGAAGATGCTGGTAATGAAACAGACATACTCAGTGGCAGTGCATTGATTGTGGCCACATTTACCAAAGATGACATTGTGAGTGATGTGACATTCAATGGTATTGACAAGAGTTCAAAATACAATGTGGTGTCTGTTACCTATGTGGATCCAGATCAAAAGTTCTCAAATCAAACTGTGGTTTATCCAGAGACAGAACAAGAAAGACAACAATATCTTACACTAGACAATGGACGTGAAAACAAATATGACATAACATTTGGTGGTATCACCAACTATGCCATTGCCAAAGATATGGCTAGGTTGATGTTCAACAAGTCACGCAATCAAGACAGTGTCAGTTTCACTGTGACCAGTCGTGGCCTGGAAATTGAACCTGGTGACAACATCAGAATTCAAAGCAACATTTTGAATTTTGGCACAGATCCTTGGCGTGTGGTTTCTGTTAGAATTAATAATGATATGTCAGTGAGCCTGGGCTGTGTGCGTAATCCAGACTACATCTATCCCTATGTGCGAGTAGGTGAAGAAGATGTTGTGTTGCCTACCTATGTGCCTAAAGGCAGTGTAATTTATTATCCATCAAGTTTTAATCCTTTGCCATTGGGTCTTGTGCCACCAACCAAAGCAGTTACCACTATTACAGGTTCAGGAACAGCCACAGTGCTTCCTGCTACCAATACACAAGGTAATGGTGGTGGTGGAGTGGGTGGTGGTGGCACTGATTCAGCCGCAGTTGGAACTGTGACTGTGATTGTGTCAGATGCCAATGTTACTCCCAAGAATCCCACAGCGCCACCCCCCTTCTCAGCACTGTTGATCTACAAAAGAGCCACAGCACCTAAACTGCCAAGTGGCACATTTCTTTGGGATCTATATTTTACACAGCCAACTGATGCACTCTATGATTACAGCATTTTGTATTTTAGATATAACCGTTACAGCGCCTGGCGTGAAATTAGAATAGAAAGTAAACCAGGTCCTGGTGGTGAAATTGCAGTTAACATAGGTGAACTTACTCAAGTGGGTAGGTATGAATGGTTTACAAGATCATTTGCTACAGATGGACGCGGCAGCACCAAAATGCTACAGGGCACATTGGAATTGACCTATGGCAGTGTGCCAGGCACACTTGTGCCACTGGTTGCCAGTGTGGTTATAGAAAGTTCAGGTTGGTCATTGCCTGCATCACAGGCTCCAGCAACTCCAGTCTACGATACCAGTATAGATTATTTTTATCTAAGACCTGTGTTGGAAAATGGACTACCATTGGCCAATCGCAAAATAAGATATGGCAACAACCTAGTATCAGGTTTTGCCATCTATTACAGAGCCAAAGGAGAAGAATACTGGGAATATGAAAAATTCAAATTCAGTGCAGGCTACTACAATGGTCAAATGGTTGAAGGCCAACTGGCAGGCGACTTTGGTCCTAGAATACATCCCTTAGGCAATCTACTTGGTGGAGGTGGTAGTTTTGCAGGTCCTATTAGAGATCTACAGACCTATGAATTCCTAGTAAGGTTAATCTATGAAGATGGTGAACCTGCTCAAACACAACTAGGTCCTACAACCACTTTGATTGAATTCAATGCGGCCAATGCTGTGGCAGGCAATGGATTTGATGCATATCTATTTGGTAGAAAAACTGTCAGCATTGGACTTGAAGGTATTCCAAATGGCCTAAACACTCCA